GCGCTCAGAACTCGGTTGTGATCTCAAGCCAACGGTCACCCGGGCCTATCGAGGCTGCGCGTTGTCTGATTGCCGCCACCGCTTTGGTGTCTCGCCCACCATCGTCGGGTCGGGTCGCTTTCGGAGTTTCTGCGTAGGTACTTGCATTTGCAACTAACCCGTGGCAGACTTCCACTCAATGGGTCTGTTTACTCGTAAAGCCGAAGCGCCATCGTTTGCGTCTGCGCCTATCAAGGCTGCAGCGGGTGCTGCCAACGTTGGCAACTTTCTGTACTATCAGACAGGGTCGGACGAAATCAAAGCCCTGTCGGTTCCGACGGTGTCCCGTAGCCGCGACCTAATTGCTGGCCTTATCGGCTCGCTCGAGTTGAAGCACTACTCAAAACAGTGGATGGGCGACAACTACGAAGAGATCTATCTGCCGCTTGAGCCTTGGATGGAACGCCCAGACCCTAAAGTGTCGCGCTCGTTCTTCTTTGTAAACATCTTTAGTGACTTGTTCTTTTACGGTGTCGCCTACGCCTATGTGACCCGACGTTATTCACCGCAGGGTTCTGGCGGTCAGGGTTTCCCTGCGTCGTTTACATGGCTTCCCGCAGCCAACATCTCAAGCACTAAGCAGACTGGCTATCCGCAGTACTTCGGGCCGTCCGACGAGCTGGAGTTCAACGGACAACCGCTGGATGTAAACAATGTCATTCAGTTTGTTAGCCCTATCGAAGGCATCTTGAAAATTGGCGCGCGCGCCATCAACACCAGCATCTATTTGGATCAGGCAGCAGACCGCTATGCCCAGCTGGAAACAGTCCCGGGCTATCTGCAACAAATTTCAGGTGAAGACCTATCTGGTGAGGACCTTGGATCGCTTGCGTCGGCTTGGGCTAACGCCCGTAAACAGAACGCCATCGGTGCTTTGTCTAGCCAAGTTGAGTTCCGCGAATACAAGCAGAACCCGCAGGAAGTCATCTCTGACCAGCGCAAGTATCAGGCGCTTGAGATGGCGCGTCTGTGCAACATCCCTGCTTACCTTGTGTCGGCTCCGACCGAGGGGGCGTCCATGACTTACCAGAACGCAGAGCAGGCTCGCCAAGACCTCTATCTCTTCGGTGCCCGCATCTACCTTGACTGCATTGAGCAGACCTTGTCAGGCGACAACGTATTGCCTCGTGGCCGTTATGTCGAGTTCAACATGGAGGACTACGCAGGCGAAGTAGCCGAAGACACACCTTCTCGTTCTAATGACATGGAGGACTCACAATGATTGAGTTTGTTTCTGTACCCATCACGCTTGACGCTGCCGCAGGTGAGGAAAGCCCCCGAACGATTACGGGTGTGGCTGTACCTTGGGACACGCCTGCGACAGTGTCCAGCGGTGAAAAGGTTGCTTTCAAGCGTGGCGCTTTTGACGTAAACGCTAAGGCACCTAAGTTGCTTGAGGGTCACGACATGACGCAGTTGCGTGGTGTTGTCACCGAGATTGTCGAAGCCGACGAGGGTTTGTTGTTTACAGCCAAGTTCGCTAAGACCCGCGCAGCCGACGAAGCCATTGAACTGGTGAAGGCTGGCGCGTACGACTCGGTGTCCGTCGGTGCAATACCGGTCAAGTTCAAGTACGACAAGTCAGGCACCATGGTCGTGAGCCAAGCCAACCTTGTTGAAATCAGTCTTGTTGCACAGCCCGCTTTTGCGGATGCTGTCATCACAGAAATCGCAGCATCCCAACCTGAAGAGGAAGAGGCTGTCGAACCACAACCCAATGACATTCCTGAGGAGGAAACCATGTCACAAGAAACCCCAGCGGTTGAGGCTTCGGCTGAGATCGTTCCGACCGCACCAATCGTTTTCGCAGCTGCGAAGCGTGAAGTCAAAATGCCAACCGCAACCGAGTACCTTGCAGCAGCAATCTCAGGTGGCGATCAGTGGCGCGCAATGAGCGAAGTCGTACGTGCAGCCGCACCCGACATCGTCACAACCGACACACCCGGCATCCTGCCAACCCCAATCGTCTCCCCTGTTTACAACAACTTCATCGGCCGTCGCCCAGTTGTTGACGCAGTTGGCGTAAAGGCAATGCCCGGCGGTGGAAAAGTGTTCATCCGCCCAGAAGTGACCACACACACCAGCATCGGTGCTTCCATCGCTGAGCAGTCACCAACCGCAGGCACCCTCGTAGTGTTCAACAACCAAGTCACGAAGCAAATCTTCGGTGGCTATGTAAACATCTCCGAAGCCGACATTGACTGGACCGACCCAGCAATCTTGCAGGTCGTTCTTGACGACATGGGCCGCATCTACGCAAACGCAACAGACAACTACGCAGCGGACACACTTGTGTCGGGTGCAACAGTGACTCAAGCATTTGCCCTTGCAGACATTGCAAAGCCTGAAGTTTGGTCTGCTGAAATTGCGGAAGCATCAGCAACCATTTTGAGTTCGTCTAACGGCAACTTGCCAACTCACCTGTTTGTTGATCCAACACGTTGGCGCAACCTTCTCGCATTGAGCGACGGAGCGAACCGTCCATTGTTCCCACAGGTGGGCCCGATGAACGCATACGGCAACCTTGGTGTAAACGAGTATGGCGGCAACGCTTTCGGTTTGTCAGTTGTAGTTGACCGCAACTTCGCTTCGGGCACCTGCATCGTCGGTGACGCATCGGGCTACGAGCTTTACGAACAGCAGAAGGGTGCTATCAGCATCGACTCGCCATCAACCTTGTCTCGCACAATCGCATTCCGTGGCTACTTCGCCGCGTTGATGATTGACGAAACAAAGTTCGTCAAGTTCACATTCGCCTGATCCACGGGTAGTTCGGGAAAGGGTCTGACATGGCAGTAAGCACTATCACGCATGTGCGACGCGTAGACAACTACGCGGCTGTCCAGACCCTTACCGACGCCGAGGTTCAACCGGGCGATTCCGTCACGGTTGCCGCTGTAGCCCTCGCTGGTTTCAACGCCACAGCCACAGTGGTCTCAACCGAACCGTTTTATTTAGACGGCGTGGACGACGAGGGGTATCTGGTCTTCGACTATGACATCCCTCGCCAGAACCAAGTCATCTATGTAAACAGCGGTTCCGACGTTGCGTACGAAGCAGAGTCTGGAACTTTGACGTATACACAGTCGGTGCAATGGATCGTTGCGGCAGACGTAACTTCTTGGCTGGGCATTGACGTTGCCACCGCTAATGACACAGCCTTCGTGACCGTTTGCGTAAACGCTTCCAACGCGTGGTGTTATCGCAAGCGGCGCGAAGCTGGGTACATCGACTCAATGACAACGGTGCCTAGCGCCGACGTCAAACTCGGTGCTGTCATGTATGCCGCCACCCTTTACCGGGAGCGTGGCAGTGTGGACTCGTTTGCGTCGTTTGACTCGATGGCTATTGGTGCTTCACCGTCGGCCACGTTGGGTCGCATCATGCAGCTGCTCGGCTGTGGCAGGGCGCAGGTTGCGTAGTGTCATCGTCGGGCATCCTGTATGAGGCTGTAAACGCCTGCAAGACTGCGCTCACTGGGCTCGGTCTTGTGCCTATCACGGATCCGCGTAACGCTCGCCCTCTTTCCGTTCTCATTGAACTGCCCACTGTCACCGCGTTTACATACAACGTCGGCGACATTGAGCTGCGCCTACGCGTCTTGGCACCTCCCCCAGGCAACCAAGATGCGGGCGATTATCTCATGCAAATCGCAGACCAAATCATGAACAGCGCCATTGCGGTAACTGATCTTCGACCCGGTCTTGCGAGTGTCGGCGGGCAAGACCTACCGACGTATGACCTATCCGTAGCCATTGCTGTAAAAAGGAGCTAACCATGGCAACTACAACTTTCCTGTCCAACGCGACCATCAACATCACTCAGGGTGGAACCACCTATGACTTGTCTGACCAAGCGAACCAGTGCACACTCACCATCGGCTCCGACTCGCTCGAGATCACAGCCTTCGGTGATACGGGCCACAAGTTTGCACCCGGTCTTCAGTCTGTTGACGTGAGCATCACTTTCTTCCTTTCGTACGGTGGCACTGGCGCTACCTCGGAAGTAGAAACAGCACTCGCAGCGATGGTCGGTCTTGGCACCACGACTTTGGTTCTTAGCCCATCGGGTACGACCGAGTCTGCG